AAGAAACCCTTGGATAGAATAACCAGTAACAAAGGATAGTACGACAGCAACAGCTATAAATGTTGTTACTATCTTAAGAAGATCAACGAATGCAAAGAAGTCTCTTTGTAGACCACGAAAATCAGCAAGAAAGCCCATTTATTGTAAAGACTGGTAAAATTTACATAAAGGTTGGATCATACACTTGAGGACGGTAATTTGTAACGAGCATAGGCTTTCCTAGGTCCTTTGTCTTCACTGGCTTTAGCCAAGAAATAAGCAGATACTTTTCCTCTACATTCCAAACCCAGAAACCGTGCTTCAATAATTCACCCATAAGGTAATCTACCGCGTCTTTGAAGTTGTACAGTGGATACCCAAACACGAAGGAAGGAACTTCGAATAGGATATACGGGGCATTCGCGTTCATAATGGCTTGCTGACGCACTTTGCCTTCAATCTGTGCAATCACTGGTCTCATTGCACTCATCTTATACAATCTGCGTTCTTCCTGTTCATCCCAAACTTCTCTGGCTTTCATCATGATAAAGTTCTATTACTAAATGGTATTTAAAATACTTGCATTTGGAGGCGGAGGTTCCAGAGGAATTTTACATACAGGAGCAATAAAATACCTAGAAGAATCTGGTCTACTAGTCAATATTACAGACGTATACGGTTGTTCTATCGGTTCGGTATATGCAACTGCACTTTCACTTGGTTTGAGCTCAGAGCAAATTATAAAAATGTCGTATAAGTTCACATCATTCAGTGAAATTTTTTTTGGAAACTTGACATTGAAAAAACTAGAACAAAATTCCGTAAAGAAAGGTCTATTTGAAATGGATATGCTTGAAGATTTTTTTGTAAAAGTGTTCATTGAAGAATCTGGAATTGATTTGAGAACAATGAAAATAAAAGACACCAAGATACCCCTTCATATTTGCTCCTCCAACCTTACAAAAAAATGTTTAACTGTATTTGAAGGAGATGTACGGATACTTGATGCAATTAGAGCTTCCTGCTGTATCCCATTGATATTCTGTCCGCAGAACATTAATGGAAACATGTACATTGATGGAGGATATTTGTCGAATACGATGATGGACTATATCCCAAAAGAACTCAAAGAAGCAACATTAGAGTTTTCTATCCGATTTGAAGATATTGTGATGACTCCAAAAACTATTAAACAAATGAATCATCTTGCCTTTTTGTACGGACTCTATAAGGTTTCTTGTATTTACGAAATGAAAACTAAAAAACATAAAAATGATGTTCAGCTGTATATTAAACTTTCTTCTGGGATCGCTGATGTCTCCAATGAGAAATGTACCGAAATGATTGAATCAGGATACGAATCAACTAAAAGTTTTTTCACCCAAGGTTCCATTTAGAAAAATATCAAATGTTACAGGATCAGGTACTCCTTCCAGTTTAAAAACTTTAGTTGTTATTTCCACCTTAAAGGTTGGATATTCTTTCACGTTATACAGAGAAGCCTTGCCCTTATCTGCTTCTGCATTAATTTCTTCGAAAATGATTGTTTTGCCTCCATATTTAGCTGGGTTATTCTTCATCATCTGCTTAAAAGATTTCCATGGTTTCCATGCCTTTCTTGACCAGGGGCACCAAGATGTATAGAAGAACATGAAACGTGCTTGGCCTTCATCCAACCCGTTGTGTTCGATTGGTGGGTCTTCGATAATGAACTTGCTTCCCGGATAGTAACCTGCAATTAATCGATAAGAAGCAATTACTATTATAAACGTTAAAACAACAATAATAACTGTTTCAATCATCCTTACGAAATGACGGGTATAAAAGTTTTCCATCTTTTCTCTCCTGAGAAAACCACTCTTTATAGGCTACTTCGGGTGTTGTGCCTTTACAGATAATGGAGTAGGCAATGTTGTAAGTTTGGCGTTCGGATTCATATTGCTTAGGCAGGACTTTGTACCATTTCCCCCGAACACGAATTGCAGGAACCAGTTTGGTTTGGGTTTGGACAACTGGTTCCATTCTTTGAATGTATAAGTGTTGCTCATAGATAAATTACATCTCGAACAGATCGGAACTAAATTTTCCAGAATTGTTTCACCCCCTTTTGACTCAGGAATATCATGCCCGCATTGGAAATCAAATACGGTGATTTTATTTTCACACCAAACTGTAGCACACCTAGAAGAATATTGTTTGCCATATTGTTTCAACCAAACTTGTTCACGTAATGCTTTTGGGATCTTCTGTTTGTTGCTCATTACATATATAGTGATCTAGGGTGAAAACGAATTAATACTATTTTAAAAAATATACACAAAACCATGTCTTGTTGGATAACTGACATGATATTGGCAGATGAGAGGAAAGAAGCGAAACGCGAGGCAAAGAAATGGGCTGAAGAACAAAAGTATGAGGAAGAAGCGTGGAAACGACAAGAGAAGTTCCTCCTAGAGACGTATGTGGAAGAGGCTCCTGTTCGTCGTAAGAAGAAATCGAAAAACGGAAAGCAATGATTAGAATAATTTATAAGTAAAGATGGATCGAGAGGAGCGTTATACAAATCTTCACAGTCTGGTCAAAACCCTGACTGAAAAGCGAGACCCAGCGTTGTACGATACTGAGTGGTGGAACACACAGTATCGAACCTTACAGAGTTATTGTTTCCACTTTACGGAGGGCTTCACCGACATTCACCCAGAAATTGCAAACAAGCGTTTTCGTTCAAACTGTTCTGTCTTAGACATGCAGATATGTGATATGATGGATAGTTGGGAGGAGTGTGGTCGATTTTGCTTGGAAACATATCTCTTGTTCAATACGTTATTGATTGATACAGCAGACTTTGTCCTTGACAGGATAGATGAAGAGAACGATTTTAGTCTTACATTTTCTAGACTCAAGGTTTAGGCTGGGAAGCCAACAAGACCTGCTCCGATACCAAATCCAGCACCTGTGCGGGCGGAAGCGCCAACAGAGGGAGCATATACGTCGAGGATGGCAAAGGTTGCCATCGCGGTCAAAGAAATCATACCGATTTCATTAATTTTTAGCTTTCCAGAAAAGAAGTATGCAGCTAGGGCAACGGCAATACCCTCAAGTGCATACTTAACTACGCGGGTCATGAGGTCGGACACATCGGGCATCATGGATGGCTGGCTAACTTCTTGTTTTTGACTCATTTATATTCTATAAACGAAGAAAAGTAGATGACTGTGAAAACTTATCATGTTTCTATTGATGATGATGTCATTGAAAAATATAAAATATATAACACTGGAGAGAGGCAGATAGATTTTTACATTATGGCGTATTTGAATTCTCCTGATGGATGGTCACAAGATGGGTATTTTTTTGAACCAACAGAAAAGATTAACGCCCAGGTCTGGATTCGGTTATCAATGTCAAAAACTATAGAAAAAATTTGCGGGCTTCCAGCTATGTTATCATGTGCAATTCTTGGAGGAAGAGACATGTATCTCTGCGCTGAACGTTGGTTCGATGGGTCTAAAGAAAGCGGACTTAGCTTAGAAGACTATAGACAATATATGGTGTCACATGAAATGGGTCACATTCTTGGCAAACAACATAAGAAATGTCCTGGTAAAGGAAAGCCAGCTCCTGTTATGCTTCAACAAACACTTGGTATCGGAGAATGTATTCCTAACACAAATGTAAAGAGATGATTGAAAAAGATACTATGGTCACCGTGGTTGGTGTTATACTTCTGGCAATATCATATGGATTAAGTTCTTGGTATATTCTTGAAAAACCCGTAGAATCAGGAAACCCCATATTGGGAGTAATAACTGGATCTGCTATTCCATTTGGAATGAACATGGCTGTACTGATCTATATTGCTTTTGGATTATTTAGTGTTTCTAAGCTTTCAACTGCTGTAAAGGTTGTAATCATTCTTTTATTTACTTTTATTTCGTATGTTGAAATTTACTTTATGTATGAAAAACCAGAATCGCAATACGGTGTTCCTCTTTCCTGGTTCATTGTTACGGCTTCCACAATTGCCAGATTATACTTTATAATTTCATTACACTGTGACCTAACTAAAACATTCTTTGTGTATGTTGCTCAAAGCATAGTTGAACCGAATAAAGCTGTATTTCCGACGGCAGCCTTAGATGTTGTCCAACCAAATTGGGATAAGGCATATAGTACATTTGAATCTGCCCTCCGAAAGACTCAGCTGACTCCTGATGAAAAGTTAGAGCAAATTAATAGGTTTAGAGCTGCATGGGGTAAGGCACCAAAAGATGTTGTCATGAATGGTGGCAGGCGTTAAAAAGTCACTTTCAGACATCAAGGTATATAGTAATAAATGCCTGTTGAAACTCTCCCAAAGGAAGAAGATGGTCAGATTGTAGATTATCTCGAGGAGGACCCCGAGATTCCCACCCAGAGATATGCAATCATGTCTTTTATCTCTCCCGAGAAGGTCATTAAGCAGAAGGAGATGTTCTTCTATCAGCGCTTCCTGACTTGGCTGGATTATGACTGGAAGGTGACTGGTCTCGAGGGGTTTGTGGCTTTTCTTGCCAAGAAGTATTCTCTGAAGACTGAGGATCTGATGAATGATATGAATGAATTCAGGAAGGTTCACAATGATGAGGTCAGCAAGTCTGATATCGAAGAGAAGTATCAGGTATTTCTGATGAAGCATGAGAAGGACCTCGATATTGAGTTTACGGAAAAGGTTGAATTCCGCACCAATGTTCGTGGTGTGAAGGTTCGTCGAGTGTTTGCAAATTTGGAGGAGGCTCAGATGTTTACCAAGGTTCTTCAGCGCAAGTATCCTCGCGATAACCTCTATATTGGCAAGATTGGTTGCTGGTTGCCCTGGGATCCTTCTGAGAACGTTGTCCAGGAGGTGGAGTATGCCGAGAAGGAGCTCAATGAGATGATGCGTAAATACAAGGAAAACGAGGTCAATAAGGACATCTTTTTCGAGGAACGTAAGAACGAGAAGATTGAGGATCAGAAGAAAGAGAATGCCCGTCGCCGGGCTGCTGCTCTGGAGGATAAGGCAAAGGAATCTGCAACTGCCATCCTCGACAACCCTCCTGTTCACCCCACCGAAGGAGCTATTCGCGAGTAATAAATAAATGTCACGGTCTAAGGTTCAAGAAAGACAATTGGCAGACATTATAAAAGAAGGTAAGGAACTGGGTAATGATCCAAATGCAGATTTGGACAGTGCTCTTCAGAAGTTTTCAGATGAAAAATTGAAAACTGCATTTCATCAGGCATATATCCAGGCAAAAATGGACCGCCTCCACATAGCGGGTAAACGTAAAACTCGTAAATCTAAGAAACGTTCACGGAAAACCCGTAGACGTTAGTTCTTCCCCTGCTGTTTGACCCAAACTTGAGGTCCTTTCTTCTGTATTTTTGAAGGATCAAAATCATCACCGGCTAACATTGTAGAACTAAAAGGTTGATTATTAGCCCAGAGCGAATCATCACATAACCGAAAACTCGGGTGATCACTTGCTTTATACCAGAATACCTGGTCTTCTAACTTATTTGATTGAACACCATTCGCTATTACCAGGCACTCATAATTTTCAGTACATTGATCCATGAATTGACAGAACATCTCAAAAGTAGGAAACATACCGGCATAGTTGTCGTAGATTCTCTTTCTATTTGTGATGTTGTTCTCTCTTAAGATGAACACGAAATCTATATTTGTTCTCAAGTTGGGAGTAATACCCAGCGGGTACTGCATAGTGATCAGTGTTACCATATCGATGTGACGGCCGTTCATAAATACATAACGTGTTGATTCTTCGTTAATCCATGACTTATCGTATAAGCAATCGTCTAAGATTAGAAATGCACGAGGATCCGAATTAGAGTTTCCACCATGAGATTTCTTATCATGGTTTCTCTGCTGTTTGACTGCCAACTGACGCTTTATTGCATTCATCACTATTCCAGGGCTGTACTTATCATGAATTAATTTTGAAGGAACCATCTCCTGAAAGAAAGGATTGGCAACTTCTGTACCAGAAATTACAGTTCCTACAGGAAAACAAGACCTGGTATTTGCAAGAATGTCACGAACCAAGAAGGATTTTCCAGTATCCTTCTTTCCGATTAAGACAATCATGGGAGATTTACGCGAGTCTATTTCGCATCTGTCGACTATAGTTTGAATGTTGAACTTTCTAATTTGAAAATTCATCGCGTGAAGATTCCTATATTGGTTTAGGGTATGGATTATAATTGAATTAATGAAGCGTAAACAAACTTCAGAGTTGCGAACTAACCCATTGGCATTATCAGTGGGTCGTATCTCATGTAAGAAAGACCTGTTTGACGTTACAAAGATACAGCCATTCTTTCCTCCAATCGAATGCCTGTTTAAAACTAATTCGTTGGAGAATGTTCATGAATATGGGATAAAGCTTCGCGACCAACTAGTTTCGATTGGTCCCAATAGTTTAGCAACTCTTGAGTCTGGACGAAAAATTGACGTTCATCCAAAAATTACTATGCTTTTGAGTCGGTATAAGTGTATGAAGGGTGAATTTGGAACATTCGGGCTACCTATGCTTTCGGAACATGCACGTGAAACTCAATCTAAACTACAAAGCCATAACACAGCAGGATATGTTGGATCTATTTTATCGGTTGCTTTATCTCAATCAGGATGTCAACATTTCCCAGAAGTATTTGGTGTCTATACTGGTAACGCTCTAAACCATAAGATTGATATCTCGGATGATTACGAAGAACTTTCCGAACGTCCTTGGTTTTCTCAAAACATTGGCAAAACATTCGAACTTCACCTAGATGAACATTCTGGAACTCCCATTGAATACACACGCAGTGCACGTTTATCGCTTCAACTGGGAGAAGATGCCGAGTTGGGGGATGTTCAAGAACTTGATCTCATTCATGCTGAGGCTACTCCTGCAGAGATGACATCTGTATTCCGAGAGGAAGAGCTAGATGATGAAACTGAATCCACATCTGATGTATCAACATCCTACCTTTTTGGAATTGAATCTATGGCATCGTCTTTTGATGGAAGTGTTGATTCGGATGATTCAGAAGATGAACCATTTGCTTGGGCAACATTTAAGAATGTTCCTGTCCAAATGACAGTTATGGAAAAGTTAGATGGATCATTGTACGAGTTGCTGAAAGGTTCAGACCCAGCTAAACACCTAGCTTGGATCGCTCAAATCATTTTTGCCTTGGCGTATGCTCAGAGAAACTTCGGATTCACACATAATGACCTTCATGGCAACAATGTGATGTTCAAGACAACTGATAAGGAGTTTTTGTATTACTTTCATGGAGGAGTAACATATAAGGTTCCGACATACGGTTATCTGCTAAAGATTATTGATTTTGATAGAGGCATTGGTTCAATCAAGCTTCCAGGAATGAAGGAGGCTAAGCTATTCATGAGCGATCAATTTGCAGCATCTGAAGAGGCTGGGGGCCAATATAATTGCCCACCTTTCATGACTGAAAAGCACAAGATAATTAAACCGAACCCATCCTTTGACTTAGCTAGACTGGCAACATCGTTATTCTGGGATTTGTTTCCAAGTGGCCCCAAGTTTGAGGACTATCAAGAGCAACCATTATTTAAGTTATTCTTGAAATGGATGACCTTGGAAGATGATACTAGTGTTCTATTTTTCAAAAAGAATCCTAAGCTTGATCGATATGTTGGGTTTAGTTTGTATAAGGCAATTGCTAGGTTTTGTAAGGATTCCATTCCACGCAAAGAGATATCTGAACTGAAATGCTTTATTTCTGAAGATGTAGGAATCGAACAATGTTTAGTTATTGAATAAGCAGATGAAAACGAATTTTAGAATCATACAGATACGGTTAGAAAATGGCGCCAAAAGTGGTTATACATGTGGCTTTGCCCGACGGTACAAGCTATCAGAACCACACGACCGACCGAAAGCAGGGTTGTGCAGGTGACCGCTTGATGCGTAGAGTAAAAGCCCATCTCAAAAAGAGGGGATACAAATTAGAGAACGTCATTACTAACATGTTTGTTGTAGAGGAAACCACTGGCAGATACGCCAGGTTTGTGTACACCTGCATCCAACCAAATAGATGGGAGGTAGGTGTCCGACTTGGAACTGTGGCCGATGGTCCATGGGATTTGACTTATTGGTATAGCCACGTCACTTACGACGGTACCTTAGCCATAACCGACCAGTACAATCGACTGCTGAGCTAGAGAGCTCCCTTTTTAAACTGTTGAATAAATAAATGTTTACCGTCTTATTTTGGATTAGTTCATTGCTTTTTATCCGTTTCTTTGCTACGTTCTAACCAAAGTCCTGTCTTTTATGCTCAGGTATTTTCAGGATGTGCCATGTTTGTAACTAGCAAGATTGGGCGTACATTCTTAGGACTAGAGAAGTAAAAATGGAAAGCAGATTGGTAAAAACGAAATTATTATGTAGTCATGAATGATTCATAAAATGGAACCTCAAGAGTTAGCCAAGCTATTAGCACTGCGAGAGCGGATTCGCCAAGCAGACAAGCGCTACCGTGAGAAACATGCAGATAAACTCGCAGAAAATCGAAAGAAATACTACGAGGAGAACAAGGACGCTATTCGTGAGAAGAATCGCGAGTACCAACGTGTTCGCCGAGCAAAACAGAAGGCAGGACTTTAAAACGTAGGAACCCCTACGAACATTTCCTGGGCTGGGGCTGGAACTTCAGTTTTTACAACTTCGGCGATAACTTCAGGTGATGAAATTGTGTATCCAATTCCACCACTCAGAAGACCGCCTAGAACAGTTAACTTTGATGCTGAAAACCAATCAATCGGCTCTCCCTTGAATCGACGATCTAGGGCATAAAGAATAAAGCAAATTATAGCAACAGCAACAGCAACATATACCGACATCATTTGTTGTCAAACAATGTGAATCTTTACAGATTTAGAACGAGCCCCTCTCCTTCAGCCTTGGAATCAATCTCTGACATCAGGTCGACTTCGGGGATTTCAACCACCTTGGCCTCTTCTTCCATTTTTTCATCAAGATCTGTAAAAGATAATTTGTCATCTTCGTCTTCGGGTTTATCGACAAAGGATAGTGAGCGAGGCCTTTCGTCTTCGTCTGAATCTTCCTCATCTGGGAGGTCTTCAAAAATGACAGACTTCGAAGAAGGGGCAGGAGCTGGCTTTTCTTCTACTGGAGGCTCACTGAAGTATGACTTAGCAATTACCTCCCAAGGTAAGAATGAACGTACAACGTCGTCTATCGTTCTATAGACAACCTGTTCAATCTCTTGACGATTCTTTGCCTGTTGCTCTGATTGAATACCAGACGTCTTGAACAGATAGGCAACCT